AGGTTCACCCAAAGGCTGTGGTAAAGCTCGGCGTGGCTATGGTAAAGCTATGATGGGCGGTGGTATGGTTAAAACCAAACGTGGCTATGGCGGTGGTGGTAGGCTTTACTAATGCCACTAAAAAAAGGTTCAAGCCGAAAAACTATTAGCTCTAATATTCGTAAGCTAAAGAAAGAAAAGTATCCTCAAAAGCAAGCGATAGCAATAGCATTAAGTAGTGCAGGAAAAAGTAAGACAAGGAAGAAAAAACGTGGCTAATACCTACACTAAGCCAGCCTTACGAGAAAGACTAAAGAATAAAATTATGTCTGGAACTAAGGGTGGTAAGGCTGGTCAGTGGTCTGCACGAAAAGCGCAGCTACTGGCAAGTGAATATAAAAAGGCTGGTGGTGGTTATAAGTCTGGTCCTACTAAAAAGCAAAAAAGTTTAAAGTCTTGGACAAAGCAAAAGTGGCGTACTAAGTCAGGTAAACCATCTACTCAAGGACCAAAAGCTACTGGTGAGCGTTATCTTCCTGAAAAAGCAATTAAGTCTTTGTCTTCTTCCGAGTATGCTAGAACTACTGCAGCTAAACGTAAAGGAACTAAGCAAGGCAAACAGTTTGTAAAACAACCTAAGACCATAGCTAAGAAAGTTAGAAAGTACAGGAAGACAAAATAATGGCATTATCTGAGTCAGACAAAAATAAACTAAAGCGCTATGGTTTATCAGGTTTAAATAAACCAAAGAAAACTCCTAGCCATCCTACCAAAAAAGGTATTGTTGCTGTAAAAGATGGAGAAAAAGTAAAGATTATTCGTTTTGGCGATCAGAAGATGGGTCATAATTATTCTCCTGAAGCACGTAAATCTTTTAAGGCACGACACGCTAAAAACATTGCACGAGGTAAAACAAGCCCTGCATACTGGGCAGATAAGTTTTTTTGGGCAGGACCAAGTGGTTCTAAAAAATCTCCACCTAAAGGACAGAAATTGGTACGCGGAAGGAAGAAACGATAATGGCAAAAGGTATGACACATTTTTCTAAGGACGGAACACCTTACTACGGTGAGGTTCATAAAATGCCTGATGGTTCTATTCACAGCGGAAAAACACACACTAAAAGTTCTAAGCGTGTAATGCACTTTAAGGATTTATCTAATACAGCTAAAAATAAAGCTGGAGATAAAATGGCAAGAGCTATGTATAAGGTAAAGAAAAAGTAATGGCTATTGGTAGATCAAAAGTAAGTCAACAGATTACTAAACCACCAATGAAAAAGCGTATTAAACGCAAACCCAAACGGAGAATTAAAAATGGAAAATATTAAAGAATATACTTATAACTGGATTAAAAATCCACGTACAGATAAAGACATTGATGCAATGACAGGTCGTCCTACTGGTCAGGGTTATGGTGCTGCTCGTAAAGGTCCACAGATTAAGGCACAGGAGCAGGATGTTATTGTAGACTATGACTATGGTGTTACTGTAGAATACAAAGACTAGGATAAGCTAAATGGCCACTAGCGGAACATATGACTTCTCAATGGACATTGATGAAGTTATTCAAGAAGCAATGGAAATGATTGGCGGTGAGCAGACACTAGGACATGAACCTAAGTCTGCTCGTAGGTCAATTAATCTTCTTCTTCAGGATTGGCAAAATCGTGGTATTCTTCTTTGGACTGCTGGTACAACGGCTATTTCAGTTTCTACCAGTGTAACATCTTATGCGCTAACGTCAAGCACCATTGATATTACTGAGGCAGTTCTTAATAGAGACAATGTAGACCTTCAGCTTGAACGTATTACTATGGAAGAGTATTTAAAAATTCCTCGTAAAAGTCAAACAGGAAGACCTACTCAGTATGCTATTCGTAGAGATAGAAACAATCCTACTTTGTTCCTTTGGCCTATTCCAGAAAATACAACAGATATTGTTAAACTAGAACAGGTAAAGTATACTGAAGATGTAAATAAATCTGCAGGACAGAACGCAGATATTTCTCGTAGGTTTTATCCATGTCTCACTACAGGCTTGGCTTATTACATGTCAATGAAACGTCCCGGCATAGATACAGGTCGTATTACATTATTAAAGGCTGAGTATGAAGAAAGATTAATGCACGCTATGGACGAAGACAGAGAAAGGGCAAGTGCTTATTTTTTACCTAGATTAAATAGAGTATAATAATGGCAAGCAACAAAAACGCTAAAGCTATATGCGATGTGTGTGGTTTTCGATATCCACACAGAGTAATGCGTATGAACAGCTATGGTATGCTTGTCTGTCCTACTGATTATGAGGGTGGTTATGATTTGAAAAACCATCCACAGAATAAAACACCAAATGTAAGAGATGATGAAAATATTCGTAATCCCCGCCCACCGTCAAACTCAGATCGTGGTATAGAGTGGCAAAATGCTCGCACGAATTGGGAAGACACAGATAGTTATTGGAACACAATATAATGGCAACACTTACTGGTAAACTTATATCTAACACTTATAAAGATTTGCTTCAAGTAAGCAATGGTAATAGTGGCATTGACACTACACTACGTCCAATCTCTGACGGTGAAGGAACAGACTCTGCACTGCAGATAAGTAACTCAGAAGTTTTAACTACAGGTAAACTAACAGTTCAAGGTGATGTAAGTTCTTCTGGAAAGATAACCGCAGACTCAGCGGTAATTGCTAGTCAGGTATGTGCGTCTACCTATTATGGTGATGGTTCTAATTTAACAGGTATTACTGCTTCTGTTCCTACATCTGTTTCTGCTTACACAGTTAATCAGCTTACAGTAGTTAGTGGTGCATCTTTCTTAGGTAAGGTTAGCGGTACTGCCGCAGAATTTAGTGGTGCAGTTTCAGCATCTACTTATTATGGTGATGGCTCTAATTTAACTAATCTTCCTACAGCACCTTCATCTGTTTCTGCATTTACAATTAATCAACTTACTTTAGTTAGCGGAGGTTCTTTCTTAGGAAAAGTTAGCGGCACAGACTTAGAAATGAGTGGTGCAGTTTCTGCAGCTAATATTTATGCTACAACAGGAATATTTGTAGGTGGAGATGCAGTAGCAACATCAGCAGATATTCAGGCTGTCTCTGCTCTTGCGTCAGCTAATGCCGCAGCTATTACATCTATTAACACGGTTGTAGCTAATGTATCCGCTTTAACCAGTGTAAATGCTGCAGCTATTACCAGTATTAATTCAGCTATAACCTCAATTAATACGGTTGTAGCAAATGTTAGTGCTTTAACAAGTGTTAATGCTGCAGCTATTACCAGTATTAATTCAGCCATAACCTCAATTAATACGGTTGTAGCAAATGTATCTGCTCTTACCAGCGTTAATGCTGCAGCTATTACATCCATCAATACTATCCTAGAAGGAGACATATCTGCGGATAGTGGTACATTTAATACGCTTGTAGTTAAAACATCCGCGTCTGTTAGTGGCGATTTAAAGGTTGGTGGATTAATTGGTGTTGGTCAAGCTACACCATTAAAACAAATTCATATTACTAAGTCTGCATTGGCAGAGATAAACGCTTTAACTGATGGTGCAAATATTGCTGTAGACTTTGATGCAGGACAAAATTTTGCTGTTACTCTCGCAGGAAATAGAACACTAGATAATCCAACCAATGCTGATGCTGGTCAGGTAGGAAGTATCTTTATTGTTCAGGACGGAACAGGAAGTAGAACATTGTCTTATGGAACAAGCTGGGAATTTCCCGCTGGTACAGCACCTACACTATCTACCTCTATCAATGCTGTTGACAGACTAGACTATATAGTTTACAGTTCCACAAAAATTCATTCTGTCTTGACTAAGGAATACTCGTAAATGGTATTTAATACTAACATATTGTTAGGTTCGGGTGGTCAAGGAGAAGAAGCACTTACCGTTACTAAAGCAAGAGTATATGCAAACGAAACGGCTAGTAATTCATTTGTTGAAATTTGGACACATGATGGTGTTTCTAGCCCTGATACTTTATTAGAAAGAAGTGTAACAATCGCCACACAGGCTGGAAAAAACGAGTATACATTTAATACTGATCCTGTAGTAACAGGAGAAAGTAAAATTTGGTTAGTTATTCGATCAATAGGAGACACTGACTTTCAGAGAAACGGTAGTCCAACTGGTGAATTAATTGGCGGTGGGTTGAATGCTACTAATGGAGATGCTACTCAGATAATTTTAGGCAATTTTAGTGGCGTTATTAATCCTGATTGCAATTTAGACCTTTCAGATGGAAGAACTTCAATAGGAACTGGTACAAACGGTGGTATAGGTGTTGGAGTTGGTGGTAGTGGAACTGCTCCTGATTATTATCCTGTAATGGGTGGTTTGGTAAGTATAGCTTAATAAGGGAATATTTATATAATGTGGGCATTAGTAAAAAATAATACAATAGTAAAAGTTATAGATAAACCAGAACCTATTACTATTGATGATGTTCAGCATTCCAGTCAAGTATTTACTTTATGGAGTGATGAGGAAAGAGAAGCTATAGGTCTTTATAAAATACAAGAGAATGGTTCAAATAAGTCTAATACTTTTTATAGCAATTCTTATTTCGATACGTTTGAAAATGGAATTGTTACTAGAACATATATTAATACGCCTCGTTCTGTAGAAGATGTTAAGTCAGCAATGCTATCTAGCATTAATAATACTTTGTTTTTCCTGTTACAACAAACTGATTGGATAGTAATTCGTGAGCAAGAAATATCAGAAGCTAAACCCAGTAACTTAGTTACATGGCGTACAAATTTAAGAAATAAACATGCAGAGTTAGAAACGGCGATTAATAATGCTAGCAGCGTTTCAGAACTAGAAACAATTGATATAAAAAATGGATGGCCTGAAGATCCGAGATAATGTTAAAATATTTTACAATTTTTTATCTGTTTCTTTTTTCTTTAAATAGTTATGCAAATGAATTTGATGTAGATAATAATAGAGATATAATAACATATAAAAGTTTCTGTGTAGAAGAAGGGGCAATACTGGCTGTAGCTTATGGTCTAACAAAATCAAAAAAAGAAGCTGATGAAATATTTTGGAAGTTGTCCTTAGAAGAAAGATGTTATTACAGTTCTTTTATTTTAAGTGGCAAGGTATTAGAAGAGACATATAAATTTAATGACTTTGCAGGAAGGTCTATAGGCGTAATTAAAATAAATATGGGCGAAAATAACATAGGCTATGTCCTGATTATTTATCCAACTTTAGGGGTTTAAAGAATGGCAAGCACGTACACTACAAATATTCGACTAGAAAAACAGGCTGATGGTGAAAACCCTAACTCTTGGGGTGATATTCTAAATCAGAATGTTATTGATCTTGTCGATCAGGCAGTAGCAGGTTATCAGATTGTCTCTGTTAGCGGAACTACCCCTATTACTTTAACAGAGCTAGATGGTGTAACAGATCAGTCGCGTAATGCGGTACTGTCTTTTGATGGAACATTAACCGCAGAAACTTCAATTATTATTCCTTCAAACGATAAGACATACTTTGTTAGAAATAATACTTCTGGTTCATTTGCTCTTAAAATTAAAACTCTTGGTAATACTGCCAGTGTTTTAGAGCAGGGCCAAAACATTATGATTGCTACGGATGGAACTAATATCTATCAAAGTTCTTTCCCTACATCAGTTAGTGCATTTACTGTTAATAGCCTTACTGCTACATCAGTATCTACTAGCGTTCTTAATGCTACAGAAGTATCTACCAGTATTCTTAGCGCAACTCAGATCAACGCCACCTCAGTGTCAGCAGTATCTGGCAGATTTTCAGGAACAGTGTCTGCTTCTGCTTTTGATGGTTTGGGAAATAACTTAATTTATGGTGGTGATGCTCAAGGAGATATTCTTTATAATAACGGGACAAACATACAAAATTTAGCTGCAGGAACTTCAGGTCAGTTCTTAAAAACACAAGGCTCAGGAGCTAATCCTGTATGGGCAAGTCCATTACCTTCTCCTGTTTATGTTGAAAGTGCCGCTGCTGTAAGTTTAGGCGCTTCTCCTATTCCTTCCGATAATACTATTCCTCAAATTACAGAAGGAAATCATATTACACAGTTAGAATGTTCAATTACCCCTGAAAGTTCTGGCAGTAGAATTGAAGTGAATGCACTTGTAAATTTAGGAACTGCGGTTGGTGGTAATATAACATTAGCCTTATTTAAAAATTCTGTCACAGATGCAGTTGCATCTTATCCTTTTCAAATAGCTACTGCAAACAATGGCGTTCATACGGCTTATATTCGATATAGTGTTTCAGTATCTAATACAAATCCTATTCAATTTAGTTTTAGAGCAGGAGAAAATACCTCGCAAGAAATTTTCTTGAATAGGGGCGGTATTATACAGGGAGGTGGTACTGTCATTTCATCAGTGAAAATAAGCGAATTTAATCAGTAGATATACATGGCAAGCACTGCAGCAAATCTTTTTAAGCTCAATCTAAGACCGGGCATTCATCGAGAGTCTACTTCTTACTCAGAAGATGGCTCTTGGTATGATTGTGATCGTGTTCGTTTTAGAGAAGGTAAGCCAGAAAACTTTAGAGGATATGAAAAGCATCTTAACTCTACATTTGATGGTGTATCCAGAGACTTAATAACATGGCAAAGTAATAATACTGAAAAGTTACTTTCATTTGGTACAGAACAAAAATTATATGTTCTTACCAACGATATTATTTATGACATAACTCCTATTGTCAGTACCGTAACAGTAGGTACAGACGGAACTGTAGGTAGTCTAGCAACAAGCGTTGGTTCTAATAAAATCGAAGTTAGTTTAAATTCTCATGGTGTGTCAGTAAATGACTACATTTTCTTTACTAGCGCATCAATTAATAATTTTGCTACAACTGACTTTGCTGCAAGTAGCTTTGGTGGGCCTGTTTACAGGGCTGTAAGCACCAGTGGATTAAACCACTTTTATATTAGTACAACAAGTGCAGCAACAGGTACAGATACAAACGCTGGCACAGCAACACTAAACTTTCTTTTACCTACAGGAAATTTAAATAACATTCAGGGTTTAGGCTATGGTGCTGGCGTATATAATGCTGGCGCTTCGATTACTGGTGAAAGAGCATGGAATAGTCCAGCTAATTCTTCTAACATTACGTTCTTAGCAACTCAATGGTCATTAGATAACTATGGCGAAGACATGCTTGCTGTTCGTCGTGGTAGTCAATTATTTCACTGGGATGCAGATGCTAGCACCTCACCAGAAAGAGCAACTATTGTAGCTACTGCGCCAACAAGTATAAACAGTATTGTTGTTTCTCCTAATGATAGACATGTTATTGCTTTTGGTACAAATGAGTTTGCTTCAGGAACTTTTAATCCACTGCTTATTAGATGGTCAGATCAAGAAGACTATACCAACTGGACACCTTCAGTGTCATCTACATCTGGTGAAATACAAGTAGTAGATGGTACTACATTAAAGGGCGGTGTTCGTACACGTAATGCAATACATGTCTGGACAGATAAGGCAATGTATGCGCTACAGTATGTTGGTCCACCATTTATCTTTTCTCTTGCACAGCTAGGTTCTAACTGTGGATTAATCTCACCACATGCCGCAGTAAATGTAGATGGTATTTCATTTTGGATGAGTGAGAATAACTTTTATATCTTTGATGGTAGAGTTAAAAAACTAGACTGTACTGTTCGTAGATACTTGTATGATGATTTTAATATGACTCAATCAGATAAAGTCTATGCCGCAGTAAACTCAGAGTTTCATGAAGTTATCTGGTTTTATCCTAAAGAAGGATCACAAGAACCAGACGCTTATGTAATTTATAATTATGAAGAAGATACGTGGGCATATGGTACTAGCTTCTATACGACATTTAAAGATGCTACTGTCTTTACTAATACGATTGCTCTAGGACAAGTATCTGCAGCGGCTGACCAATATATCTGGGATAATGAACCTACATCTGTCTTTACTGGCGATGGTCAGGCATTGACATCTTTTCTACAGTCCGCAGACTTTGATATAGAAGATGGTAATAATCTTATGTTCATGGATAAAATTATTCCTGATTATACTATCAATCAAGGTGCTATTCAATTTTCTGTTAATCTAAAAGAATACCCTGCTTCTAACTACTCTGAAAAAGGACCGTTTGAAATTAATACTGTAACTCAAAAGGTAGACTTTAGAGCCAGAGGAAGACAGGCTAATGTAAGAGTATCCTGTGATAGTTTTAATACTTCATGGAAGTGGGGTAGTGTACGCTTGGCAGTTCAGTCAGATGGTAAACGCTAATGGCTTTTCTTTATCCAGAATTACCTCGATATACAAACACAGAGGATTTGACTAAAGTTTATGATACTCTTCTTGCTTATGCTGGACAGTTAAAGTTTTTGCTTGAGGCAAGAGACATACAGGTAGATGCAGCGCCAGCTACGAAAGTGTACACTGTCGTTAGTGTGTCTGAAATAGGAAGACCTGCTAATGGTGACATAGCCTTTTCTGCTAGCGCAAGTAAGTTTAGAGGATATGTAGAAGGTACTGGATGGGTGGACTTTAACTAATGTATGACTATAAGAAAGTTTTAGAAGTAATAAATCAAAATACATTTATAGAAAATGTAAACAAAGGCATAGTACAACCACCTGATTTTTTTGGTGCTACAAAGTCTGAAGGTATGGCATATTCAAAAGGTTCACTGTATAATAGTGAGAATACATTACATGCAGACATGACTGTACCTCAGTCTAACTACATGGATATTAGGAGATGTTTATAATGGCTTTACCATTCGAGGGTTTAGACAGGCTTGCAGATATTCAGCAACTACGAGAAGCTGCTCAACGCCCTGCTCAAGTACAACAAATGCAAATGCCATCTCCTGATGCTGGTCTACAGAGTTTAGGCCAACAAGAAGTAGATGTAGCTACTGGCGTACCTGTTGGTTTTAATCCCTCTGATGCTATGGGTCAGGTTATGAATACTGCTGGTCAATATGCTATGGCTAATCCACAAAAGACAGGACCATTTGCTGCGGCGCTAGCTGCTTTTGGTGCTGGCAGTGAAGCTGCTAATATGATTGATAACCGTGTAAGGGAAGAGTCTGAAAGAGAAGACTTGTCTGCGGTTAGAGACATGGCGCAAGGATTACCAGACCGTACTAAAACTGTAATGCCTACAACAACTATGCGGCAAAACATTCCTTTTGAAATTCAGGAAGAAGTACAAGTAAGCGAAATGTCTCCCCAAGAGAGTTTGTCTGGTATTCTTACAATGCAAGATGGTGGAAAAGTAGACTCAAACTCTAATGAGGAATATTTTGAAGAAGTTGTAAGGCCATTAGAGTTTGGAGATGCTTACTTTAACGTCCCAAAATATTATAATAAAAATACTAATTCATATGTTGCTTATAAAGATTCTGAAGGAAAACTAACATTTGGTGCTGGTGTTTTAGTAGACAAAGATTTAATGAAAAGCATGGGCAAAAAGAGCTTTAAAGTTGGTGATGAAATAAGCCAATCTACTATTGATAATGAAGCTCTTAAAAGATGGAACAGTTCTGTAAGACAAGCAAAAGAGCTTTATCCTAACTTAACTAATAAGCAAGTAAATCCCATTGCAGAAATGGTATATCAAATGGGTAAAGCGGGTGTTAATCAGTTTAAAGACATGAGAAAAGCTATTGAAGCTGGAGATGCAGATGCTGCTAAAAAAGCAGCTTTAGCCTCTAAATGGGCAAAACAAACTCCAAAAAGAGCAAAAGAAGTTGCAGAAAGACTTAGAGCATCATTTCGTAAGGGCGGTGATATAGGAAAATATTTTGAAGGTCAAGTAGAAGGTGAAGGTGATGGAATGTCTGATGAGATTACCTTTAGGGTTGAAGGTGGTAATCCAGACTATGCCCTTCTAAGTAAGGATGAGTATGTCTTACCTGCAGATGTAGTTTCTATGTTAGGTAATGGTTCTTCTGATGCTGGTTCAGATGAGTTGGATCAGTTTGTAAAAGACACACGCAAGCAAGCCTTTGGCAGAGAGGAACAGCAAACGCAGATTGATGCAGAGGAAGGATTAAGTTCGTTAGTATAGATGGAAGTAACACAGATTAGGTCTAACTGCATAGAAGTTACATGGCCGTATGTAAAGGATTTACTGGCCAAACCATTAGAAAGAAATTCAGGGGAATATAATTTAGAAGATATCTATAAATTACTTGTAAACGAAAGTATGCAGCTATGGTTGGGGTTAAGTGAAAAGAATGGAATTGTAGTTGCTGCTATAACACAGTTAAATAAATATCCTAGAATGAATACCGTTACTATTGCTTTAGTAGGAGCAAAGACAAATACAATAGATGAGTGGTTAGATTATTGTGTCTCTGACGAATCAGCTATTGTAAAGTATGCCAAAGAAAATAATGCAAAGCATATAGAAATAATTGCTAGAGATGGATGGAAAAGAAAACTAGAAAAGTTTAATTATAAAAAATACGCCACTGTATTAACCAAGGAATTGTAATAATGAATATGGAAAACAAATTCTCTAAACTACTGTCAGACTACTCTACAGAGGAAAAGATATTTCTTTATAACTCTTTGTATGAAGAGTTGTCTGGTAAAGGTATTTGTGGTGATACAGAACTGGCTCATGTCAATAAACATGAGATGGCTGTTCTTCGTGCTATGGGTGGTTCAGGCACGATCAACGAGAATACTCAGTGTGTGCAGTTCTTTGGTTCACCTCCTCCACCTCCTCCAGTTACAACAACTTCTGTCCAGACAAGAGAAATTCCTGAAGAACTAAGGCCATATGTAAGAGAAGTTTTATCTGAAGCGCAGGATATTTATAAGACAAGGAAGGAAGAAGGTTATGTTCCTTACACTGGCGAAGAGATTGCACCATTCTCGCCAGAACAGGAAAGAGCTTATACTCTTACTGCGGAACAGGTAGGTCAGGCGCAAAGGTATGCAACACCCGCCGCAGCTTTTGCTACAATGGCGGGAATTGCTCCAAGTGGACAAGAAATTGCCAGCTACATTGATCCTTTTACTCAGCAAGTAATTGATATTCAGGAGCGAGAAGCTCGTCGTGCGGCGGATATTCAGGCACAGGAACAAGCTGTTAGAGCAGTTCAGGCTGGTGCTTTTGGTGGAAGTAGAGAGGCTATTCTTGAAGCAGAACGGCGTAGAGGCTTAGAGCAAGAGATTGGTGATATTCGAGCAAGAGGTTTAAGCGCAGCATATCAACAGGCATTGGAACAGGCGCAAGCACAGCGTCAGCGTCAATTAGGTGCAGCATCTGCGCTTACTGGATTAGCACAAGTTGCTCCTGCTGCTACTGCAGAAGAAATAGCAAGGTTAGAAGCTGTAGGTGCAGCAAGGCGTGGACAAACTCAAGCTGGCCTTGATATTAGCCAGAGAAAGTTTTTAGAGGAAAGAACTTTTCCAGAAGCTACTCTTGCTCAATATTCCCAGTTTATTCAACCTACACAGCAAACACTTGGCGCTGCAGGAACAACAACAGCAACAGGACCGGGACAAGCACAGCCTACTTACCTACAACAAGCGTCTGGGTTTTTGGGTAGTTTGGGGAAGGCTTATGCTGCATATAAGAGTGATCCTAGAGAAAAAACAGATATTAAAAAAATAGGAACGGATGATGCTACTGGTTTAGCAATGTATTCGTTTAGATATAAAGATGATCCTAAAACTTATCCTAAAGTTGTTGGTCCTATGTCTGATGAAGTTAAAGAAAAGTATCCTGAACTTGTATCAGAAATTGATGGTGTAGAGGTTGTTGATTTTGGTGGACTAGCTTCTATTGCTAATATGAATAAAGAAGAAAACTCAGTTGCTCTACAGGCGGGAGGTTTAGTAGGTGATCCTAGATTTTCTTATATTCCTGATCCAGAAGATGAGCCATATGAATTTACTAAAGAGGAACAAGCAATTTTAGACGAAGCAAATGAACGAGGATTTCTTGAAACGGTAAGTTCAGGCCTTTCTTCACTAGGTGATTTTTTGATGGAACGTCCTAAGACTGGTGATCCGTATCGAGAAGCTATGCAAGGATCGACACGGCTAGATCGTATTAGTGATTTATTAATTGGTTATTCGCAAGCTGACCCGTCTAAACCTTTAGGTATTCAATTAGGACAAGCTGCTGCTGTTGCATCTAAAGAGGAAAAAGCAGAAAGACAGCGCAAATTACTAAACTATATTAAGGCTAAAGAATTACAGCAAGCCGGAGAACTATTGAGGATTAGAGCCAAGTCGGCAGGTATACTAACCCAACCACAGCGATATGCTGCATTAAAAACTATACAGGAACTTAATGATCCAAGGGCTTTACTAGACGCTAGGGAAGGGACTACTGATCCAGTGATACTAGGTGCTATAGACAGAAAGTTAAGAGAGATAGGCCAAAGTAAACCTGAAACAACTCGAAGAGATTTAGTAATAAAAGCAAAAGGTAAACAAGGGTAAACAAAGTGGCTGAAGCTCAAGAACAGGCTCAGGAAGTACCTTCTGAAAATGAAAGGTCATATGAAAGTTTAATCGCTGATAAAGATTTAACTGACAGCATCTATTATATTCTAAGAGATTTGAATGTAGATGTAGACTACAACAATAAAAAAGATATTGTTGATTCTTTCCTTACAAGAAAAAGATTTTTTGAAAATAACTTACTTGCTGCACCGTATGCCAAGGGTGTTGTCGATGATATGAGCGACGACAACAAAGTATTGCTTGGT